TTCTACAAGATATACTGGAATGGTACTCGATGATTTTGAATCAGAGTTAAATACTAAAACTCCTGAAGCAAGACAACAAATTAAGAACTGGGTAACTGCTGCTGTCTATCCAGCCATTGATTTTGATAAGAATGGATTCTTATGGTGTAATGGAACGATTGTACATTATGACTCATTTTTGAATAATCTTGTTCGTGATTCAAGAGCTGCTGAAAAGAATGGTGAAGAGTTTTCATGGGATATACTTACATATAAAGCAATTAATCCTGATGGTACTCCATTATGGGCTTCACGTTATCCTCTTAAGAAATTAGAAGAAAAGAAACAATTCTATATAGATTCAGGTACTCCTGCCAAATTCTATCAAGAATATATGAATCAAGCAAAATCACCCGAAGATGAAATATTTACTGAAGGAGATATTACAGATGGATTATATAAAGGATATTGCAAATTTGATGAAGAAGCTCAAAGTTGGTATATCCAATTTGATGACAAAAGTACAAAGTTTGTTAATATTTACATTGGTGTTGACCCAGCTTCAACGCTTGGTATCCGTAATGACTTTAGTGTTATTATGGTTATTGGCGTTACTAAAGACTTTGATTACTACATTATTGAATATTGGCGTAAAAGAGTCCTTCCAATGGACTGTGCAGATGAGATATTTAAAATCGTTAAACGATATTCGCCAGTCAAAAGAGTAAATATTGAAACAATTGCATATCAGGAAATGCTTCGGGATTATGTACAAAAGCAAAGTAAAGCACGAGGACTGTTCATTCCTGGTATAAACAAAGGAATCAAGGGGTATGGTAATCAAAAGAAGAAGGATAGATTATTTGAAGGACTTCAACCTAAGTTTAGACAGGGTGCTGTACACTTGAAAAAAGATATGCATGAGTTTATAGGGGAACTTTTAGACTTTCCAAAGGGTTCTCATGATGATTGTATCGATGCATTTTGGCTATCAACTCAGTTCGCTAAAGGGAATAAATCAGCTGGGAAAGCTAATATTAAAGGTAAAAAGGGAAATGATTACAGAAATCCAACTAGAAAGGCATACGATTGGCTTACAGGTGCAAGGCGATAAATTTGCATCATACAACTAGGTCATAGTATATTTACCCCCATGATTCAAGAAGACATTCGAGTAACAGAAATAAAAGAACTATGGAGACGTTGGTCTGATGCACGAAAGGATTGGGACGTTCAAGCTCGTGAAGACATAGATTTCTATTTAGGGAATCACTGGTCTGAAGCACAAGTAAATGAACTTAATGAACGCAATCAATCTTCTCTAGCATTAGACAGATTATATTCTGCTGTTGAGCAATTCAAAGCTATTATTACCTCTAAGCCACCAAAATTCTCTGCTACTGGAAGAGAGGACTCTGATACGAGGATGGCTAATGTTTGGAAGGGCATTCTAGAATATATTTGGGATATCTCAGATGGAGATGAAACTTTTAAACAAACTATTCACGATTATGCTGTTACAGGACTTGGGTATTTTTATAGCTATATAGACTCTGAAGCTGATTATGGTAGAGGCGAAGTTAAATTTACTTATGTTGACCCATTCCGTGTTGTAGTCGACCCTAATTCTCGTAGTCGTTGGTTTGATGACTCTTCTGGTATGATGTTATCTACAATTATGACAAAGATGCAATTGAAAGACTTATATCCACAATTGTCCGAAGAAAATGAAGAAGGTAAATCTTTAATTGATGAACTTGAATCAAATGACTATCTTGATGATGATTATCCAAGTTCTACTCAAGCTCAGGCAAAAACAAGATTTACTCCCGATATGGTTAAAGATAAGGATTTAGGAGAAGGTTCAGAGAAATATAGATTAATTGAAGCATTCTCAAAGATAAAAGTTCCTTATTATCGTGTTATTGATATGCAATCAGGAGAGGAACAAATTCTTGATGATAATAAACTGCAAGCATTACTCCAAGATGAAGGTATGCAATTAGCAGTTGAGAAGGGTATGATTGACATTGCTCAAGTATTACAAACTAGAATTAAACTAACTTGTATTGTTGGGCAAATTGTTTTATATGAAAGAGTACTGGATACTGATGTTTACCCTATCGTACCAGTACCAAATATATGGACTAATACTCCTTATCCAATGAGTGATGTTCGTAAGAATAAAGATTCTCAAATATATTTGAATAAGGTATTATCTTTGATTACATCACATGCACAAGCATCGGCAGGATTAAAATTGCTTGTTCCTGAAGGTTCAGTTGATGATATTCAACAATTAGAGAAAGATTGGGCAAATCCAAATGCAACGATTGAATATGACCCATCTTTAGGTGAACCTCACTTTCCTGCTCCTCAACCACTCGCAAGTTCAATTCTTCAATTACCTGCAATGATTGAGAAATATATTGATTTGAATATGGGTATATTCGAGATGATGCAAGGAAATAGTGAAGTAGCCCCAAAAACATCATCAGCAACAATGATGCTTGAAGATTTTGGGCAAAGGCGTTCAAAATCTAAATTACGTGATATTGAGGGTTCATTGAAAAGACTTGGACGAGTTATATATAATCTTGCCAAATCTCATTATAATTTCAAGAAAACATTTAGAATTGTACAACCCAATAATGATTTGAATGAATATACAATCAATAAGCGATTATATGATGATAAAACAATGGAGCTCCAATCAATTGAAAATGATGTGTCTATTGGTCAATTTGATATTCGTGTTATTGGTAATTCTACCATGCCATCAAATAAATGGGGTGAATGGAATATTTATATGGAAGCATATCAAGCAGGATTGATTGATAAGGTAGAGGCACTTAAGAAGACCGATATCTTTGATAAAGCAGGTGTATTACAAAGAACTGATATGATTGCACAATTGCAACAACAATTGCAAGGTGCTCAAGAGCAAATTAAAAAATTATCTGGTGATTTACAAACTAGAGACCGAGAAGCAGTACATCTTCGTAAAACTGCTGAGGTTGAAAAATTCAAAGGTCGGCTCAAGGAGACAGAATCTTCTAGTAAAGCTGACCAGAAACTACAAGTCGGAAGACTTTCAAATGCTGTTAAACTCGAATCCGAGAAATTACGTTTAGCCACAGAGGCAGAGAAGCGTAGTCAAACTCAAAAGGGTAAGAGAGATAGCAAGTAAGGAGATAGAAAATGGACGCAAATGAATTAGGAAATCAGGTACAAGATGAACTTGGTCAAGCCGAAGAGTTTGTAGGGCAAGATGAAGGACAAACACAAGATGAGACTCCTGTCGATTGGGAAGAACAAGCAAAGTTTTTTCAATCTGAGAAGGATAAACTCTATAGTGAAAATCAGAAGTTAAAGCAATATGAGGAAGTTGGCAAATTTTTGGAATCACGACCTGACGTAGTTGAACAACTACAAAATACAGTCGGTGGTCAACCAAATGCTACTCCACAAGTTGCTCTTAAGCCTGATGAGTTTGACCCATGGGAAGCCTATAATGACCCGACATCTGCATCTTATAAGTTTAGGATGCAAGAACTACAGCAAACCATTAATGGTGCAGTTAATCAAGCTACTCAAGGTATACGTCAAGAAAGTGGAAGAGCTAATTTAAATGCTCAACTTAAAGCAAAAGGAATGAATGATGAACAAGTTCAATCGTTTTTTGATTTTGCAGACAAACACCCATCTGAGTATGGATTGGATAATGTAATCAAAATGTGGCAAGCTGTTCAAGGTGCTCCAGCAAAAGGTAATGAAGGAAGTCCACTCGACCAAGTACGTAATGTACAAAGTCAACCTCAGCAAGTCGGAGGCATATTACAAGGTGAAAAACCTCAAATGCCAAAGTCTGATAATGATGCTATGTGGGACGGAATTGTTGCAGCTGGAGGACGCACAAATGTTTTAAAATAAAATAATAGGAGAAAACTATGGCAACATATACAGCAGGTAGTTTATCGGCAAATGGTGCAAGAACTCCTGGGGTCAGTGCAACAGATTTTCATTCACGTAGACTGTTTGATTTTAGTGATAGAATCGCAGACTTATCCCCAGAAGAATCACCATTTTTCGTATATCTATCGAAGGTAGGAAAAGTTCCAACATCGGATTCGCAATTCCGATTCTTGGAAGACCGAACAAAAATCTCAATTGCTGATAGAGCATTTCTTGCAGCAGGTGGTTTTACTGCAGCAGCAGTAGGAGCTACTGCATCAGCAGAATTTGATACTACAGGTGGAGCTTCTGTCGATTGGTTAGTTCCAGGCATGGTAATATCATGTGGTACTGTCGATACAGGAACTGCTCAACCCGAATGGTGTACAGTTCGTATTGAATCTGTTGTAGATTCAGGTTCGTCTAGTACAGCTCAAGTTAGAACAATAGCAAAAGCCTCGGCTGCAGCCTTAACTGTTCCTGATAATGCAAAATGTACTGTTATTGGTACTGCATTTGAAGAAGGAACTGGTGCTCCAGATGTATGGTCACAAAAGCTCGAAAATGATTATGGGTATACTCAAATCTTTAAAACAGCTTGCGAAATGTCCAATACTTCTCGTGCAACTGTTTATCGTGGTTATGCTGATGAATGGCAACGTATTTGGAACTTAAAACTAAGAGAGCATAAAGTTGACATTGAACGTGCAATGCTTTTTGGTATGCGAGCTTCTACCAATAGTATTCAATATACTGATGGTATCGTTGGGCATATTATTGCTAATTCACAAGCATCGTTTAAAGATGATACAGAGCAATTGGCTTATACTGAAGATAAAGGTTATTTAAAAACAGTAACTGCAGCTAATTGGTCTTATGATGACTTATTATCTGACTTTGAAGTAATCTTTGACCCTGCAAGGGGGGGTACAGCAAGTAAACTTGCTTTGGCAAGTCTACCTGTAGTTTCTCATTTCAATAAACTAGGTGGTTTTGTTTCTAGTTCTATTGATGGAACTCCTGGTAATTATAACTTTGAGAGAAGTCAAGGTGCTTTCGGGCATAAGGTAATGAAGATTGAAACTATTCATGGTGATTTGTCTATGGTTAAAGAGCCTTTATTTAGAGGAAACTCTGCAGGCTTCTTAGCAATGGTTGACTTAGACCATGTATCATATCGTCCCCTTGTTGGTAATGGGATGAATCGTGATACATCAATCACAACGAATGTGCAACAAGCAGATGAAGATTTAAGAAAAGATATGATATTGACCGAAGCTGGTCTTGAAGTATCTCTTCCTGAAACTCATGCCTTGATTCACTTACAAGCCGTATAAGGAGTTTAATTATGAGAAGTGATATATTGAACGTAAATAGTCAAGTTGCAAATGTTAGCTTGAAGATTAAAAAAGTTACAGCTAGCGTAACATTAACAGATAATGATAGTGGTGCTATTATTCTTGTTAATCCGACAGCTACAACATTAATAACATTACCTACATTGGGTACTG